AAATTATCTAGAAAAAATCTCTTTTTTCATAAGAATAGCTTCTTTTCATCAATTAAATAGTAAATTGGCTACGTTTAGACATTAGTATCTTGCCCTTGTGACCTTCTTGTAGATGTTTCTGAAATCGTATTTGATGATTTCATCAATTGCTCTTTCAACTTCTAAATCGTTTTCTTCTTCCGATAATTGATCTGAAGTTCTAGCAATTCTTCCTAAGTAAGCACAAGAATTGTAACCTTTTTCTACATCGAACAAGAACCAAGAAGTGAACTGTTCGAATGGGTCATAAGGGTTATCAAACGTCGTTAGCATACATCTTCTTTGCATAAACAGATCACTCCTTTCCTTTCAAGTAGTTGGATACGGTGGTTGTTGAAACTCCAATAGCTTTAGCTATATCAGCTGTACTGTAACCCGAAGCATTCATTGATGAAATTTTATTGATTTTAGCCGCACTCAAAGAAGTTGTTGTACGAGGAGTAACTCGTTGTCTAAGATCATCTATGTCTACGTTGTTAAGAATCTGCATGAGTTTATTCTCACTAATAGCACCGGCTTGAATGGCTTCCCATTCACGGTCAGTAATCTTTATGGTCTCCCTCTTGGCCCCAACAGCAGCACGTGCCCTAGTTAACTCTTGTTGATTTAGTTTCTTTATTTCTTTACGAGTCATGTCTGGGTTAGCCTGTTTTTTAGCATTGACGGCGGCATTAGCTATTACCAGGGCCTGCCTCTCACGAGGTGCATTCTTAAGGGCCACATTAAGCTTAGCCAATAAGGAGTCTACTTCCTCTTGATAGGTCTTCTTGGCGGAGGATGAGTATTCGATCTTACCGGTATTTACCATCTCCTTGCGGGCCTGGTTTGCTAGAGCCTTCATACGGTTGGCATATTTAGCGTAAGCTCTTTCTGCCGGGGTATTAGCGTCGGATACTAGTGTAAAGGCGTCATCAGTCTCCGCCATCTTTGTAGATTTTTGAGTTCTGGTTTTTACTTTTCCTGTTTTGTCAACGTATGTTTCCGCTGGCTTGTAAATGTAAGATCCTTCAGGACGAGTTGGATCATACCAATCTTTATCTGCCTTATTGATAACTCTATTGTATAACAGGGCTCCTTCAGGACGATTCGGATCATACCAAGCCTTGTCTTTTGTATTAATTTTCGGACTACCTGTTACTTTTTGTATTTGTTCTTGTGACTTGGCCCTGGAAATCAGAGTAGCTGCTCCTTCTCGATAACGACCGTCTTCGCTAATGGAACCTTGATACTTTTTTTTTAGATAAGCAATATCGTTATCGATTTCGCTTTGTTTGTAGTCAAGCTTATGTTTTTCTGCGTCAATAACAACCATACTATGACGAACGGCTTTCGCTAATTCGTCTTGAGTAGCTCCTTTTAGAGTCATATCTGTAATAAGGTTACTAATGATACCCATTTCAGTTTGGGTGTTTTTCATTACTTTAAAAGTTCCTTCTTTTTTACCACCGTATTCCAATTTGGGGTCAAAATCTTCTAATCCATACTTTAGATCCATTCTAGTGGATGTGATTTTAACTTTACCCCCAGTAGGTATAACCATAACCGTATCACCGTCGAAATCAGCTCCCGATAAACGTGCAGCAACTTTACTGTTAATTCCGACAACGTCTGCTGGAGTGTTTCCCACCATTCGTCTAGCTTCAGCTTGTTTGTTGTTAACCGTTAGGATTGGAATCTCAAACGTACCACCATGAGGATAACGTATCAAAGCAACCTGTTCTCCGTTTTTATAATTAGGAGCATACACCTCATTGTCTTTCATTGAAGTAATAGGTAATATTACCTGATACTTTTGTCTTGGTAAAGCCGCTGCCTGTAGATGAATAGCTGCTGAATCGCAATCATCCGAAAAAGTTTTCAGTAACACTTTCTTCAGCGTCGGATTCGGAAGTGACATAATCTCGTCAAATTCTGCTTGTTTATCAGCTGATGCTAAATTAAGTTGTTTTTTAATCAGGGTTATATTCTGTTTGGAAAGAAACTGAGAGGAAAGGTTATCGCTCCATTCATTCCAGTCCCCTTCTTCAGCTCTCTTATTAATAAGTGATAGTTGACGTTTTCCATCCTTGTCGATGTAATAACTTTGACCTCCTGCTTTAATTAGAGAACCGAAAGGGTTATCAGGATCATTTGTGATGTTTTTTAATACGTCTCCTTTGGGAGTTCCTTGTTTCTTATTGGTATTGAAAACGATGTCAACTCCATCTGGCATATCATCAGAGTATACAGCCATTCCTTTTATGTACTTATTATTATCAACTAGAATACGAACTTGTGCATAGTGGGAGTTTCCTAAAGACAGATCATCTACTCCTCTACGAATCTCGACTAAGCCATCTTTATCGGCCCCGCCCTCTTCGGCATAACGAATTTTCAGTCTACTAGAATCCATACTCTTCGGATAAACAAAGGTGTCGAAAGTATCACCACCATCATGAGACACATATTCTCGAACAGAGTGGACGTTCCCGAAATCATAAATCTCTTTATGTTCAGTTCCGGGAGGACAGAGAACTTGAATGTTGGTTTGCTTTCCAGGATTTGTGACTTGAGGAACTCCTCCACCATAAACCTCGTAACCTTCCATCTCCAAAATATAAAGAGCCTGTTTCATCTTTTCTTTAGATATACCTAATTCACGTTCAACCCCAACTCCAACATCGATCATGCCTTTTTCATCGACTTGTTTCTTTAGAAATTCGGCAGTTTTTCTAGCCTGATTCATACGGGCTTCGGAATCTTCGTTAAGAAGGGAACGTATAGAGGAATCATTTTTATATCCCATCTTTTTCGCAATCTCATTAAGAGAATATCCCTTCTCTCTTAAACCTTTAGCTGTGGCAACTTCGAGAGATCTTCTTTCATCTTTTGCTAATCCGACTTGTGTTCTGAGCTGTGTAGTTGTTAGCCCCATATAGTCTGCTACTTCTTTCTCGCTCATACCGGATTTCTTTAATTCGTTTACTCTGCTGAGAAAATCACCGCTACGCTGATATGGGTTTTTACCTGAACCCCAAGGATAACGTCCAGAACGTCTTGGCATTCCATAATGCATTAAAATTTCTTCCGCTATGGGATTCATAGTTTAAACCTCCTCCGATTTGATTTTGTTAATTAACTTATCAAAAGTAATAATTTTATCCATGATGGGAACAATATCTTCGACTGTCGGATTATGATATAAAATTTGGTCTGACTGATATATTCGTAATTCAATATTAATATCAGCAGGATTCACTTTATATTCCAAACAAAAAAGAGCGGTATATATTTCAAGCTGCTCCATACGTGCCGGAATAACCCCGGATTTAAAATCGTGGATCCTAAGCATTTTATTTCTGAAAGAAATAGCATCAGCTGTGCCGAAACAGTTTTCCGAATAAAATAAAGGTTGCTCAGGAGTCATTTTAAATCCAATTGCATCGTTAACATACATATTCAATGTTTTTTTAGACTTTGGAAGTTTTTGTCCCAATCTAATACATTGAGCTGCAAATTCATGAAGTTCTGTTCCTTTTTGAGCCGCTATAAATTTTGAATAAGCGTCAATAACTTTTGTTTCATCGTAATTAATCCAATGATATTTACTAGCCCCAAGAAATGCATGTTGTCCATCAAGATTTAAATGCTTGTTGAAGTTCATGTAATACCTCCTCTTTATTCTCTGGACATATGAATCTTGAGAAGGACATCTCATTCATAAGACCAACATAGTATTCTTGATTTGGCTGTTTCTTAGCACCAGCGCGCTTTTTACATTCTAGGGAAGCCCACTTATTTTTGTATAAAATAAGCAAGTCTGGAATCCCCTGAATTTGATCCATTTTAAAAACCATACATCCCGGAAATAAGTCTTTAAGATTTTCAACAAGTCGATCTTGAAAACCACTTTCCAATTTAGAACTTCTTGCCATAAGCAGGCCTCCTTTCATTTTAAAAAATATGCAAACACAAAAGAGAAAGTAACGCCGGTCGCGTTATAACCCTTTCTCTTCATAAAAGAGCATGTTTTTTTCGCGAAGGTAAAATAACCAAATAAAATAAGAGTCCATTGATTAAAACTCTTAGGAAGAACTTTTTAAAAAATCTATTAATATTTAAATTTATTTGTGGTAATGAAATTTTTTATTGTAAAATAACAGCTTTTTATGCTTGTGGCCAAAAGCCCACTTTTTTTCGTTAATTATATATATTTATTAATTTTTTTATCGCAATTAAATAAGAGAAAAAAGTGGGAAAGTGGGCAGAAAACCCGCAAACCCGCATGAATACTGGGTTTTCCCAAGCCCACTTTTGTTTTTAAAAGTGACCAAAAGCCCACTTTTTTTGGGCTTTACCCACACTTTTACTGTGGGCATTTTTTTCTATAAACCCGCTTTTATGACCAAAAGCCCACTTTTGTTTTGGTCTTAAACTCGTTTTTAGTCTCAAAAAATTATCTTTTCTCTCCATCCGAACAAAAGAAGTCATCAGGTCGAGAAGCACAAAAATCATTCTCATTGCGATGCACGCAAAACTTGCACCTCACAACTCTAACTACTGTTGGGTATTTTAAACCATTAATATAAGCATGTTTAATGTTCTCTTTTCTTGTGCACCATTCTAAATTTGTTAAATCGTTATTTAGCCTGTTGCCGTCTATATGATTTACATCCATTTCTTGATGTTCTCCATCGAAGAAAGCATCTGCAACCAATCTATGAACATAATAGCGCTTACCATTCAGCGACACTCTATGATAGCCATCTTTTCTATTTAATTGAGGCTTTAGAATATATCCATTTCGTTTATTACGTACGTTTCCACAATTACTCACCTCATAGTTTGGATGTTCTCTGATAGTAATCCATTTCTCCAACTTACTCACCTCCAAATCTTACAATCGATTTCAAATCCAGCAGCGGAAACATTTTTTTTTAACTTATTTTAAAGATTGTACGGACATAAAAGTAAAATAAAAAGGGCTAGTTTCTTAAGCTAACCCTTTCTACTTAATCACAAATATATATTCCGTCCAATAATTAGCTGTTGTTTCTCAAATATCTAATCAATATCCAGATGAGCCATAGTCCACCAGTTAACAGAACTAGAATAAAATCTAGAAATATACCAAACGTACTACGCTTTTTAGTTCTTCTACTCATAGTTTTTCTCCTTTCAAAATATATAAATATTATATCGGTTAACGATAAACTTTTCCAGTCACTTCGTCAATAAAAACTATACGACTTTCAATTCGGAAACCTGAAAGCTCACAAATATTAAAAATCGTATATAAAAATTTGCGAAACCTTTCATCCTCCTTATCAATATTTTTGATAGCTTCATAGGCTGTTGGATCAGAATATCCTTCTGCGTTCTTTCTTAAATCTCTATCGTTCAATTTACATTACCTCCCGTTAACAAATTTATAAATCTCGCTAAGGCCGGAATACTTTTTGTCACCTTTTACAAGTGTCGGTGCCTGTTTAATACCAAGTCTGTTTACAAGCTCGGCGTTATCCTCGGCCAATATTTTTGTAAAGATGATTCCAGCGTCATTAAGAATATTTTCTGCTTGTTTACATTTTGGACAGGTAAGCGTACCGATCAATAATATTAAATCCTCATGAGTTTTATTGGCTGTATATACTTTACGATCTTTAAACTCCTGAGCCTTGCCGTCATTCCAATTCTGAATCGGTCGGTAGTAACCGGTAATACGGCTGTATATTTCAGTGTCCTCACCACAAATCGGACAAGACTTTACTTCTCCGGCTAAATATCCATGGTTCTTACAAATAGAATAAGTAGGGGAGAGGGTGTAGTAAGGAAGCTTGTAGTTTTCGGCAATTTTACGAACCAGATTAGCAGCCG